ATGGAAAATCAATTAGAAACTATCAAAGCAAATCTGCCTTACGGATACGAAAAGCAGATAGCGAAAGAAGTAGGATGCTCACAGGGTACAGTGCACAATATCCTTAATAATAAGCCGGCTTCTGCTCGCTCAACCTACAAAGCAAAAGTATTGAATGTCGCTGTAAGAATGGCTAATGAAGCCTTGGAAGCTACTAAAGGAGTCTCCAAAGCTGCCGCCGAACTAGAGACTTTGCATCATGGAACTGCAAGCTGACGCTAAACTAACGAAGCGCGAAAATCAGATTGCTGGCCTCGCTTTTTGTGGTAAAGCAAAGAAAGAGATTGCGGATCTCTTGAATATTGCATACGGGACGGTAAACGTAATACTGGATAGAGCTTACAAAAAGACAGGAACAAGTAAACTGAATGAATTAGGCAGTTGGTGGGCTAATAGAGCATTTGCTCTAAATATTGATTTCCAGCAATTGCAGAAAACAATCGTAGCTCTTTCGTTTCTTGGAATTATTGCCTTTCAGATTGCATTTGACTGCAACAACGATCTTAACCGGAGTCGACGGGCAAGAATACGAAGAAATAAAATAGAAGAAGTATATGAACTCTAATCAATATTAATCAGGCAGCATAGCATAGAGATGCAGATGTGTTTCAGTAATAAAATCAGCTCAACACCATTCAAAAGTATAGGAAACAGCCTAATTAGAGATTATGGAAAATTGCTTCGAAATGATGGTCGCCCGATGCATTAAAATTGGGACGGTGCAAACGCTTACGATGCTGGGACTACTCCCCGAAGTAGTAACAATATCACAAGCGGAAGAAATATACGGAAAACGCCTAATAAAAGAGTGGCGCGAAAAAGCCTGGATTAAGTTTTATCCGGCAAATAATAAGGAAAGAGGAAAATATTATGTGAAACGATCCGAATTGGAAACAGCCAGTGCAATGATGGATTTGCATAATAAAGTTCCAGATAACATTATCAAACAACTAATGCAGATCGCTGTATGAGATATATACCGAAATCATCAGAAGTATTACAGGCTCTGCAAGACAGTATCGGAAAGCAGATTGCAGAAAGAGAAGAACAGAAAAAGAACTATGTTCCTACTCCTGTAGAGATTAAACCTGATAAAAATATAAGCATAGAGCCCACGGCCGAAGATATTCTTTTAATGGAGGAATATAGACGTGGAGTATATCAAGGAGATTAATAAAACGCTAATATTTAAACAATTATGAGTAAAATTATTGAAGTAAAAGTGGAAGAGCTAAATGCGCTTCCAGCAACGAAAATTGTCGAAAGTGAAAATGTACAGGCAAAATTCGTTCAAATGTACAATGCTATCTGGGGAACAGATAAAGGTGAGCAAATGTATCATAAAGAAGTATTCAACTTTCAAAAACTTCTCCGTGATAATCCTGATTTGGCAGATTCGACAAAGATGTCTCTATATGGCTGTTTTCTTGATATAGCAGTCAACGGTCTTACACTAGATCAAACAGGACATCCACTTTGCTATATACTTAGCAGAAGCAGTAAAACCGGACACAAGAATGCACAAGGATATGATATTTATGAAAAACGTGCCTATGTTTCAGTTACCGGGTATGGCGAACTGACAATGCGTATGCGTGCCGGGCAAATCAAGTATGCGGATAATCCAGTCGTTGTATATGAGGGAGATCATTTTAAAGCATCCTTAGTTAATGGTATAAAGAATATCGAGTATGAAGCACAATGTCCCCGTACTTCAACCAAAGTTATTGCTGCATTCATTCGTATTGTACGAAATGACAACTCGGTAGATTATCAATGGTTAATGGAAGGTGATATCGAACGATTGAAACATTATAGTGAAAAAGCAAATTCGAAGTGGAACGATCAAACTAAAAGACGTGAATTGGGTAAAGCCAATGCACTCTATACTTCGAATAATGGCAGCATTGATCCTGGGTTCCTTGAGAATAAGATGATCAAACATGCGTTTGATGCTTATCCAAAAGTGCGTACAGGTAAGTTTACTATTATGGATTCGGATCAAGAAGAGGAAGAAATTATCGACTATGGCTTGGTGGATGAAGATAAGGTTAATGAACCCGTTCAGGCTGTGGATAATCCTAATATTCCTTTCGGTGAAGAAAAACAACTGGAAGCTCCAGAACCTGTACAGGTGCCAGTCTCCGATGATGATGAAGACGGTGGATTCTAATACTTACTAACCGATTAAAATAAATAATATGGCAACAGAGTTAATCAAAATAGACGAAGCAAAAAATATTCTGTCATCTTTTCCAGATATAATGGGGAAGAATACAAATTCTGTCAAAAAGTGTAATGAAGCTGGGCAAGCTCTTCTTGACACTATCGAAGGAGAAGGTATGAATGAAACAATAGATCAGGCTACAGCCGACTACTTGAAAAAGGTTAGCGTAACACTCAAAAATATGGATGAACGTCGTAAACCTATTACGCAGATATTTGATAGAATACGTTCCTTTTTCACCTCCCAAGAAAAACAAATTGATCCTAAGGATCCTTCAACAATTCCCGGAAAGCTTGTGATAAAGCGCAATGAGTATGCCAAGTTTAAATACGAAGAAGAACAGAAAAGAAAGAGAGAAGCGGAACAGAGAGCTAGAATTGAAACAGAGAAAGCAAACTATCGACAGATAATAGGGGATAGCCTTCTTTCTTATTTCAACCAATATCTTTCAAGTAAAGTTTCTGAATTGCAGGGAATATTTTCCAACTTGACTTATGAAAACTTCGATCGTGAAGTTATAGGAATCACAGTTTTTCAGACCGATTATCCCAAATCTCATTTTGATAAGTTTAGTGCGGATTCTGCGACTTACTATATTAGTCAAGAAACAAAACAGGAGATTCGCCGAGAAGTTCTAGAGGGCAAATATGAGCAATACGCTCAACAGTATAAGGCAAAGATTGTAAGCGTTAAGCAAGACCTTACCGACCGTGTTCCCTCTAAACGCAAGGAACTTGCAGAACTGGAACAACTTCGTCTCGCTAATGCAGAGGAAGCTGCCAAAGCGGAAGAATTGCGTAAACAACGTGAAAAAGAAGCTGCAGCCAAAAGAATGGAAGAGTTGAAAAAGGAGGAAGAAGCAGCAAAACAAGAGGCTGCACTGAAGGCACAACAAAGCTCTATTGGTAGTCTTTTTATGGAAGCTGCCGCTTCTATTGCTCCTCCACCGACTAACGCCAAGGTGAAAGAAAAGATTGTTGTACTTCATCAGCAGGGATATTTAGAAATATTCCAGATGTGGTGGATAAACGAAGGTCAAACATTGCCTGTTGAAGAACTGGAGAAAATCTTTAAAAAGATGATTACTTATTGCGAGAAGCAGGCGAACGGTAAAGATCAAAAGCATATCGAATCAAAATTCATCCGATATGAAGCAGATGTAAAAGCCAAATAGCCATGTCAAATCCTGATTCATATTACTCTCGTCCGGAGGTCAGCAATTCAGATCTGACAGAGCTTAAGAACTATCTTTATCCCCGTGCTCAATACGGGGATAAAGAGAAGGCATTCAAGTTTGGAACTCTTGTAGATGCTCTTATTACAGAAAACGAGCGTGTAAGATATGACAAGTTAATGGTAGACGATTACGTGTATACGAAAGACGAATTTGAACTAGGGCTTGAAATGCGTAAGGCTCTCCGGAAAGAAGCAGAAAAGGATCAATTTCTAGCTGTCGTTTTAGCACAGTCCGATACACAAAAGTTTATGGTTAATAAACAACAAGAGTTCTTTTATGGGAACTTTGTTTATCATCTTGATACACGGTGTAAATGGGATTGGTGGTTGTCTTCTTTCAACTTTGGAGGTGATTTAAAAACGACCTTCGCAGAGTCCCAAACACAATTTGATGAAGCGATAGATTTCTTTGACTGGGACCGGTCCCGGGCATGGTATATGGATATAGCCGGTAGCAAACAAGATTTTATTTATGCTATCAGCAAGAAGAATTGTAGAATCTTCAAGCATTTTATCACCGACCGGAAACACCCTTCATACATCAGAGGAAAAGAGAAATACGAGGACCTTGCTTTTAAGTGGTGGCAATTAATGGTCTGATTATATTTTACCATAAAACAATATGAATTTACTTATTACATCAAAAGAACAAATATTGGCCGAATTAACCAATATAGATTCATTCCTTAATATAACTATGAGCGAAGATGTAGCAGAAGCTGTACAACGCGGTAATGATTTAGCTGTATATGTTGCCCGCTCTGGAAAATTGCTCGCAGATTCAAAATATTGGCTCAATGAGGCAATGAAATCCGAGGTCATGCAGACGCTTGTAGACACGGCAAAAAGTGCGAAAGCAACAGCGACAGCGATAAATGCTCTAGTCAATTCTTTATGTCGGGAAGAGAGATACTTAGTTGATTGGTGCGAACGTTGCAATCGGACGGCAACACATCAATTATCGTGGTGTGTAACTGTAATAAGTAAAGCTAAGGCAGAAATGCAAATGTCCGGAATGTTTAACAACAAAAAGTAATTATCATGAAAAATCTAAGAAGAGTCACAATCGGAATATCCGTTATCGGCCTGTTTACGGCATTATCTTTCTCTCAAAGAGAAGATGCTACAACTAGAGAAATAACTACGGCTGCCGTAATGGGAGTTGTATCAACGTTTAGTATTATCACTTTATCAACTAAAGAAGATTATGGAACAAGCAAAAAATGAAATCAAGAAAGCGATTATTAAAAAGGACCGCTTGAATGTAGTGTACAATGAACGTTTTTCGGAAGCAAACTATACGAATGTAATTAGCAAGAACTGCGATCAGATCATTCATAGTGACTTAAGAGAGACATTTAATCGTCTTAAATTACATCTTGTCGTATTATGCGAACAGCCGGAAGCTGCCAATATTAATAAGGATAGTTTTACGTCTCCTGGCTATTCAGAGATTCTTGAAAATTACATCATAACCGGCTATGCAAACGATAGTGTCGACAGTGTTTCTGGAATTACTATTATGGGAGCTAAATTACTTCAGTCTGGCAAGGTTGTTGATCTGAAAATCTTCGTTCCTCTTCTTGATGCAGACTATCCTTACTATGAAGAATTGAGCATTGATGCGGCAGCTTGTGATGCGGAAGTTGAGAGTTATCTGTTTGAAGAGAAATGGGGAGTCAGACAGGAACGTCTTGATTTTGATACAGACGAACCGGAAGAAGCCGTTATAATTGAAGATAAACCTAAAAAAAGAGGGCGAAAGAAGCAAATAGAAGCTCCAGCTCCTTTAGATGCAACTGCATAACACCAATCACTATAGGGGGATAATTCCCCCTACAAAATACTCTAAATCATGAATATCGAATTAAAAGGAGATAATTTTGAATTATCTTTCAAATATAAACCTTCTATCGTAGATCGGATCAGGCAGATTCCTGGAAGACGTTTTGACGGTACCCGAAAAGTTTGGATTATTCCGACTAGGAGTAGAGTTGATCTTGAAAGGATGATTTATCAAATACAGCAATTTGAGAATATAAACTGGCTTAGTGGCAATGAAAAAAGGGAAGAAGAAGCTGTTTACGATATTCCGGAACTTCCGGAGCTGGTCATTCCTCATAATCTTAAAATTCAACCTTATCCTTATCAACTTAAAGGCATTGCTCGAGGATTAGAATTAAAACGGTTTATGAACTGTGATGAACCGGGACTCGGTAAGACATTGCAGAGTATTGCAACAATTAATATCGCTGGTGCTTTTCCTTGTCTTGTTATTTGTCCTTCTTCATTAAAAATAAACTGGATGCGTGAATGGGAGAAGTTTACGGACAAAAAAGCAATGATCTTAACTGATAAAGTACGTGATACTTGGACTTTTTTCTTTCAAACAGGAATGCATCAGGTATTTATAGTCAATTATGAGTCTTTAAAAAAGTACTTTGTACAACGTATAAAGAAGTCCGAAGGCTGGACGCTACGAGATGTAGAATTTAGAAACTCAATCAACTTATTCAAATCAGTTATCATTGATGAGAGTCATCGTTGTAAATCTGCATCTACCCAGCAGGCTAAATTCTGTAAAGGGATATGCACCGGCAAAGAATGGATTATCGAATTGACGGGAACCCCAGTTGTCAACAGGCCAAAAGACCTGATTCCACAGCTAGCAATATTGAATCGTATGGAAGATTTTGGAGGTTATAAGCCTTTTGTTAACCGATACTGTTCAGGTCAAAGAGAAGCGTCAAATTTGAAAGAATTAAATTTCAACCTATGGAAATACTGTATGTTTCGACGTGAAAAGTCACTAGTTCTTACAGATCTTCCGGATAAAATACGTCAAGTAAACACATGTGAAATTACTAATCGTAAGGAGTACGTAGATGCCGAACGTGACCTTATTATGTATCTACAGAAATATAAGGATGCCGACGATGAAAAGATTGAAAAGGCTTTGCGTGGTGAAGTCATGGTACGTATCAATATTCTTCGGCAGATCTCCGCACGTGGAAAAGTACGCGATGTTATTGAATTTGTGAAAGACTTCCGGGAGAATGGAAAGAAAATAATCCTCTTTTGTTCTCTTCATGAGGTTGTAGACCAACTGAAACGTTACTTTCCCACTGCTGTGTCAGTTACCGGAAGAGATTCCCAAGATGTTAAGCAAAGAGCGGTTGATGCCTTCCAGAATAATCCTAAGACAGATATAATTATTTGCTCTATTAAAGCGGCTGGAGTTGGCTTAACGCTTACTGCATCAAGTAATGTCGCTTTTGTTGAGTTCCCTTGGACATACGCCGATTGTTGTCAGTGCGAAGACCGGGCACACCGTATCGGGCAAAAGGACTCTGTTACCTGTTACTATTTTCTTGGCCGTCGGACGATAGATGAGAAGGTTTATCGAATCATCCAGGAGAAAAAGAATATAGCTAATGCTGTAACCGGATCTACGGAAGACATTGAGGAAAATATCGTCGATATGGTTGCACGAATATTTGATACAGATTATGATGATGAGGGGTTTTAAAATGGAGCCACAACAGAAAATAGACCGGCTAAAAAAAGCGGGCTACCAAGTTCAAGAGAAAGGTAACAAGATTCGTGTTACCAAAGGATCATTAATAATCAATGGAACAATTAACCAAGTACACAAAGAAGTTTTTAATCAATAATTATAGGCACTATGAATACGTATAGTAAATATGTACCAAATGTTTTTCTTGCAAAATGTAGTGAAAAACATGAAAAAGGAGAAGTAATCGAGGTTACAACCAAGTATGGAAAAGAAAATGAATGTATTGTTTTCAACCTCATTTACGAACGTGATGGATTCTATTGTTACTCGATCGTACGGGCTGATGGATTTAATGTACAAGAGTGGGCTAAACAAAGGGCTGAACGTCGTCATGAATGGGCTACATCTGCTGTACAGAAAAGCAGTGAATACTACAACAAGTCCAATAAAGATAAGGATTTTCTTTCTCTAGGTGAACCTATCAAAGTGGGACATCATAGCGAGAAGCGACACAGAAAAGCGATAGATGATGCATGGAACAATATGGGTAAAAGTGTTCAGTTTGACGAAAAAGCAGCCGAGCACGAAAGGATAGCTAAATATTGGGAACAACGTGCAAATACAATCAATTTATCCATGCCGGAGAGTATCGATTTCTACGAGCATAAACTTGAAGTTGCTCAAAAATATCACGAAGCCGTTAAATCGGGAAAGTGCCCGCGTAGTCATTCTTATGCTCTTACTTATGCAAAGAAAGAAGTAAATGAATTACAAAAGAAATACGAACTCGCAAAGACACTGTGGGGAGATGTTTAATCTGGTAGCCTTTGGGCTACTATAATTCAAGCCAATTTAAATATGAAAGAAATAGAGTTATACAATGATCATTTCCAGAATTATAAAGTTTATGGAATTCCTAAAGCTCAACTAATTATAGCCGATGTCCCTTACAATTTAGGAAATAATGCTTATGCCTCTAATCCCTCATGGTATGTGGATGGTGATAATAAGAACGGAGAAAGCGATAAGGCGGGTAAAGAGTTCTTTGATACTGATAAGGATTTTAGACCTGCGGAATTTATGCATTTCTGTTCCCAGATGCTTGTAAAAGAGCCAAAGGATAAAGCTAAGGCGCCTTGTATGATAATCTTCTGTGAGTTTGAGGATCAGTTCCGGTATATTGAACTAGGTAAAAGATATGGGCTGAATAATTATATCAATCTTGTATTCCGGAAAGATTTTTCCGCACAGGTATTAAAAGCAAACATGAAAGTAGTAGGTAACTGTGAGTACGGTTTACTTTTTTATCGTGAAAAACTTCCAAAGTTCAACAATGATGGTCGGATGATATTCAACTGCTTTGATTGGGTAAGAGACAATGATACACCTAAAATACATCCAACACAGAAGCCGGTTCCACTTCTTCGTAGGTTAATAGAGATATTTACTGATAAGGGTGATGTGGTAATTGATCCATGTGCCGGAAGTGGTTCTACCTTATTAGCTGCCGCCCAACTAGGACGCAGAGCATACGGATTCGAGATAAAGAAAAAGTTCTTTGCTGATGCGAATAAATTTGTATTGTCGCAAGTGCAGCAAGCACTATTTCAATAATTCAAGATAGAAATGAATAAGAATGAGATCAAACTTCAAAAGAATAATTCTAATCGTGATTGGAGCGATTTAGAATGGATTCAAGAGTTTCATTCCTTTTTGTAGGGTGATATTCCAGAAGGAATTTCTTTAGGTGATGAGTATAAAGTTAAACTTACTCCAGAGCAATCAAGTACTGTTATTTGGTATCTACAAGAACACTTCCCCATACTACCGGATTCGATAGAAATGTGTGACGTGTGTAAGAGATTGTATGATAGTTATTCCGAAGGTTGTCATTACGAGATTGAGGGAAAGAACTTTTGTGGAGCATGTGAAGATGAAAGTGAGGCTACATATTGCGATAATTGTATGTCTGATATGTGGAAATCAGAGGGTAGAGATGAAGATACAGGGCTTTATCTCTGCAAGAAATGCAAGGAGAATAAGAAGTAATTGACGAATAACATAAAGATAGTAATGAATATGAGAACAATAAAATTCAGAGGTAAAAACTTATATAATAACGAATGGATATTTGGTGACTTGATTCAGTACGAAAGTGGTGAAATGGCTATTTTCAGCAAGAAACTTTCCCAATATGGATGCGAAGCTACTGAAATGTTTAATAGAAGTAAGGTAGAAACTACAACTGTGGGACAATTCACAGGCTTATTCGACAAGAACGGAAAAGAAATCTATGAAGGGGATATTCTTCACACTATTACATTTGGTTTTGAACCAGAAGAATATACAGCTATTATCCTATATGATAATTGTCGTTTTCAACTTTCTAATGGTCGAAATTTATTCTATTTCGGGCAATCTGATCTTACAAAAATGGATGATACTATCGTGATTGGTAATATCTATGATAATCCCGAATTAATTATCCCATAACAAATTTAGAAAGGAATATCATAATGGAACAATCATTAGTAAAACAAGCAGCTTGCTCCCATTGGAGCAAAGGCACATATAAGGAAGAAGCAGAAAGCGCCTATCAGAAACAAGAGTGCGTAGCTATAACATCAATGGCAAGAAAAGTATCTGTCAGGTCCTTTGAAGCTGGTGCCGAATGGCATGCAAAACAAAATCCGTGGCGTAATTTCAAAGATGAACGTCCAAAACCAAACTCCCATATTCTACGCAAAATGATTCATCCAGGCTATCAAGCCTGCACCAGGACCATATACTATGCAGATTTTTGGGATGAAGACAGACCCGATAAATGGGAACAAGAAAATGATAGAGTGGTATATGAATGGCAATATATTGACAAATAACAGAATAGAAAGGAACTAAAGTATGCGAATGATAAAGAAACAGGCTGCAAAGCTGGAAGAGCTTGAAGCCAGACGGGGAAGGCTTGTTAATCGTGTTGCTAAACTCGACCTAAAAATCGAAGCACAAAAAGAGAAAATAGCCCAATATTACAGGAAGCAAGGAATTAACGTATAATAATAGAGAAATGAAACAAAGCCGAATGTGTACAGTAAGTCACGGAAATTGCTCAAGAAGTTCGAACCTTCGGGGAGGTAGTTTAAAGGCTATCTTGCTATGCAGCACCTCTTCTGCTTTGTTTTTAATTAGAAATGAACGAACTCACCAATAGACAGAAACTTATTATACAAGGCAAAATTTGTCCGTATTGTGGAAAAAATACAGAATTTATGGATAGTTCCATTGTATATGGCAAATCTTACGGTATGATTTATATCTGCCGTACCTGCAATGCTTATGTTGGTGTACATAAAGGAACCGATCAGGCTTTAGGCAGATTAGCCAACAAACAGCTCCGAGTGCTCAAACATGAAGCACACGAATATTTCGATAAGATATGGCGATTCAAGTTAATGAAGCGAACAGAAGCTTATACATGGCTCTCGTCTGTATTAGAACTTCCAGAAGAATATACACATATCGGAATGTTCTCTGAAAAAACCTGTAGACAGGTTATATATGTTAGTAAACAGTTACTGTAAAAATATGGAATCGAATCTAAGACACCTTATTGCGAAAATGACTAAAGAAAAGTGCATTTTATGCGGAAAAGAAACGGTATCGGTTATTAAAACCGGTACCGACTTTATGTGTTATAATTGTTATGCAGATCAGCGTAATCCTACGCGCTCTAAAGAAGTACATAATAACGAGGAAGCTCGAATACAAACAGAGTTCTTTAAACTTATTCCTCTATATTTCCCTAATATACCTGACAAACTTATATTTGCCGTTCCGAACGGTGGAAGCCGTCATATACGTGAAGCTGCTAACCTGAAACGTCAAGGAGTAAAGCCTGGTGTTTCTGATGTGATCGTACTTATTCCCAAAAAGGGTTTTGCTTCTCTCTGTATAGAGTTTAAAACGAAGGTGGGGAAACAATCAGAATATCAAAAAGAGTTTCAAAAACAAGCGGAATCATGTCGTAATAAGTATGTGGTAGTTCGAAGTGCATCACAGGCAATCGAAGAATTACGAAAATATCTTTCTTAATAGAATTGAAATTTGTAATACTGAAATTCCACAGATTGAAATAGCTTTTATATGATAGGGGAGAGGGCATCTATTTTTTATATCTTTGCTCTAAAATTACAAGTATGACATTTGAAGAAGCAGTTTCTTTAGTTGATAGGATAAAAGAGCAAGTTATCGGTGTACCTGTTAAAGGCCGCTTGATTGAATCTTTGTTCATTGGGCCTACAAACTGGAATGAAATGCATGTTTTTATGAATATCTGTCTTCAAAAAGGGGAAGATGAAGCTATCGACGAGTTTATTGGAAAAAGTTTCTCTGTGTATGGCAGGTCAGTAACTTATATTAATCCGGATCTTCCGCGGTGGGATGTAACAGTGTTGGATGACTGGGAAAAAACTATTTATAATTGAAAGAGGTAGCTTATTCGGCTACCTCTTTTTTTACAGGCACCAAAGGAGAACAACTTTCTCGATTAACAACTATATCACGCATATTAGGCTTATTATTAAAATTACGAGATATATTTTTTATCATATCAATATAATTATCTGTCCCATCTTCGTACTGTCGATAAAAGACTTTAATAGATAGGCAGTTATCATGCTCAAATAAAGTATTTAATAATGTCCGATCAGAGTTTCCACAAGAATGCCCCATTATAAAGACCTGATATGGACCTAATGCAACAAACTCCAAAAGCTTTCTATAATTTCTTGTTTTATGGTATCGTATAGATTTAATATTCTCTAGAAAATCATTATTCTGTAATCTCTCTATTCTTTCATAATCATCATCTAGCTCATCACCATATCCGAATATAATGGGATTATTTTCATTGTTAAGCTCTCCATGAATATTAATAATCTTGTCATTTCCATTTTTAATATATAATTTTTCTGCCGTTTTTGTATAATTAAAATTTAGAATCAAGGTGTTTGGTATAAGATTCTCTTTTTTAAAATTGTCATTATTAAGTTTCTTATCAATATAGTACCTCAGTTCTTCATCCTTTGTCAAGCATTCATTATATGAAAGATCTCCATGCCGGTCAATGTCAAAATCAAAACGTATATCCATATTAGAAAAAAAAGAGTTAATAAATGCAGTTTGCTTACAAGTGGCAACTTCTTCAAATTCTACATAACTTGAAAAAGCATCTTGTATAGATTGATGTTTTTTCAGTTCTGTGTTTTCAGTAATCCTAGTTAAATATTTTTCTAGCAATCTTTTTACACTATCAAACTCTTTATTAAGCGTATGGATACTTTCGTTTTGCTTTTGGTAATTTTCTTCTTGAAGTAGCTCTTTCAATGCCTTATAATATTCATTTTCTATATCTACCCAATTCACAAGAGAACATTGATGAGATATACGCTCAAAAAAATGATTTGTGAACGTTAAAGTAACTGTCACATTTGAACTAGGATCATTATTATGCTCATCAATTAGTGTATGCAATTTCCATAAAGGACTATCTTCTTTATAAGAAGAACAAACTTTATTAACTCCGGTTTTATCATATTCTTTTCCAATTTTTATAAACTGATCTTCATAGTCATTAAGAGGGTGTTTGCCCCCTCCATATTGTTGGTCTAACAACCGCCAGTATTTATCATAAATCCCTTCTTCAACAGTATCCCAATAATCATTTATAAAATCTTTATATCCAGTCTTTAAATTGTGAGCTAAATCAAAACCGTTACCAATAATTATAATTCTATTCATACTGGAGACTTATTTAAGTTAATGAAAAATTTCATAACTCCTGAACGGAATCATGGGCATATTTATTTTCTTCTGCCATTACTTCTCTCTTCCTATTGGAGCTTTTGGGGGGATAGCTTTTACTGTATCATTGGTTACCATCAGTCAATACCTATACTCCTTTTTCTAGAAATATTTCTTTTCTTAATAATTCAATAGCACTTTCATCTTGCCAATAATCTCTATTAGTGATTTTTTTTAACGTCATAGGCTTATTCGGTCCAATGGTTGTAAGATAAGCTACTATTTCATCAAATGAAACATTAGGGAAAGGTATCGCTACCAAAACATAATACTCAATATTCTTTTTAATGGTGTAAGAAACTAAAAAACCATCGCAATCAGACATCAAATATACACCATCAGGAATCATTCGTTCTGTAGTTATCTTCCATAGCTTAGGAACAACTTCTGAATCAGGTTTTTCAATCTGCTCTCTTATAGTATCATAAAGTTCATCCATCAGAAAGGTATAACCGAATTTTGCAAAAAGTATGATATATGCATTTTTCAACAACGCAACAGAAAGGCGTGTATCATCTACTTTTTTATTTTTATTCTCAATGGACAGCGCCATATCTTCCGCTAGTTGCTTCATATATTCACTTAATAAAGTAGGATTATTCTGTTTAAAGCTATTAGTCATTATCATTCGCCCATCACTACAGACTTCTAATTGACCATTAAAAGTCTTATCAGCAACTTTAACTTTAACGTCCCTTTTTGTTCCTGGTATAAAAATAGAATTCTCATAGTTTTCAATTCTATTTATCAAGTAACAGTCCATAGATGAGCCACACGTATTATTGCATTTTTTACATGTTAAGGCTATTCTTTTACCTCCTAATTTGTCTTGTGGTGCATCTTCTTGTGACAATTCATCCATTTGTTCAGCAGTGAACTTGTTCAAACACAAAGGACAAATGTATTCATTATTGTATGATGAAATATTAGCTAACCAACCTTTTTTATTTAATATATTAAGCTGTTTTTTAGACTTTTCAAAAAATGATTTTGTATCCATATCTTTTCAAATAAATATTTTTTGCAAAAATAAAAAAACAACCTGCCAACGTTAAATAAGTTTCTATGTTTATAAACATAGAAACACAAAAAATAGCCACTTCTAAAATATATTTATTTTAGGTATATATACACAAGCACCCCTATAGCAATAAAAATAATGATTACATATATTTTATCTTTGTGTAAATCCCACCATGATAGTTCTACGACAATTTCTTTTTGATTTAGCAAAACATTAACCTTATTACTTATAGTATCAAGTCGATTTGAGAACTGCTGTAAAGTAATAGACAATGTTTCATCAACTTCTGTTCGTTCCTGATCCTGCTTGGATGCAGTAGTAGTACTTTCTTTAATCGGATGTTGTTTCCCTGTTGAATCTGGAGCAGACAAGTAAACTGTTTTATTCTCAATCTTCAAATCACTCAATTTGTCAGTAGTAATTTTTATCTGCTTATTCACATCCAGCCGTAGTGATTCAATTATACTTTGAATACGACTCAATTCACTGGAATAGTCTACCTGCTTTTGAGTTTCCATATTCCGGGAAGTCTTGCAGGAGGTAAACCATATTCCCAACATCAGGAATATGGTTATATAGATTAGCGCTTTCATGGCCGGATCACTGTATTACGAAGAAAATTAGAAAATTCACTCCTGACATCGAAGCAGGGACAAGCCTTGATATATTCTGCCGGCTCTACTTCACCACTGCCGTCCAGATCCGGCGAAGTATCACGGTGTCCGAGTACTTCAATTATAGGATATTCCTTACAAAGCTTTGCGACCAATTCGCGTAGTGCTGTCCTTTGAGCTGGAGTACGTGTATCTGCAGGTTTTCCAGATGCGTCCAAGCCTCCGATATAACAGATGCCAACACTATGCTTATTATACGAAGACTTTGAAAATCCTTTGGTATTACAATGCGCTCCGTCAATGCTTAACGGTCGCCCATTCTCAACTATTCCGTCAAGATCAACAATGAAATTATAACCAATCTGATTGAATCCCCGAGCCCGGTGTATCCGGTCAATATCTTTGGCTCGTAAATCCTGTCCGGCACGCGTGGCCGAACAATGGATGATAATTGCATCAATAGTTTTCATTTTTTTTCCTCCCATTTTAATTAATAATCACTTGGCGGCTGACGTTTACTACAACCACGCACATCACACTTCTTTATCTCGGCTTCTTTAAGTTTAAGTTCCAGTTCATGTTTATCGTGGATGAGTTGGAGCTTCTCAGCTTGTTCCTGACGGAGTTCTACATAGATTGCATCAATCTTTGCATCACGTTCGGCAAGACGTTTCTCCAACCAATCAACCTGTTTACGTTCATTCTCATTTTCCATACTATCAGCCGTAGCATCTTCCTTGCGAGCATTTGTTTTACGATTTACCCAAAAGGTTACAAGCCATGTGATTGTTGAAGTACCACCTATTGCTCCCAGTACTGCTATCCACTCATTTACTCCCATATCGTATCTTTCATTTTAATACCTCGCTACAATCATCAATAGCTGTCTGAAATACTTGTTTCACTTCGCCAAAGGTTAGCCCATGAGCCTCATGTAGCGAGAATCCAGTTACTCCATTTCGCGAAATATTGAAGAAGCCGACAGTCGTTTCATCTTTGACAATCTCGGCAGTAATATCTTTCACCGCTTCGGTACCACGGGTTGACATTCTGTACTTAATCCTGATAGCGTCCGTAACCTTAGTTGTGGCAGTACTGTTAGTTGATGTAATATTCATTCTTTACCTCCTCCTTCAATTAGTTCATTAATTTGCCCGAAAGCACCTGCCGTAAAGACATCTGCACAAATCTCCTTTAAGAGAGTAGCGTCTTCTGTTGTAATCTCAAGTATTCCTCGGTTATTTATGATTTGTTGGAGCATATTGTAGGCACGTAGTTTTTTTGCCATATCCATACCTGATTGAGGATTCATACCGGCAGCATAAAGCGCTTCCGAAACCATATCACGAAGAAACTGCTTCTGTTCCTTGCCATTGACTATTTTAATGGCTTCCTTACCTCTAAAATCTATTAAAGGTTTGTTTAAATTTAATTTCATAATCATTAATATTAAGCGATTGATACTAATAGTCCTTTTCTGAACTTCATATTACTACCAAAATCAAAATCAATTCCTTGGTAATAGTTTATACTTCCATCTGAATTCCGGCTTGTAATACAACCAAAATTATCGGCAAGGCATAATTCACTCGATAAAGAACCTTTCACATAAACTCCTCCATCAAAAAAGCCAGCGTATGTTGTACTAGCCAGTGGGTAGCTTCTGTCTGATGCATTTAGATTCCTGGAAGCATAAATACAAGCTCCACCAAAATTGGAACCAATAGATGCGATCCCAAAACGTCCGTCTGTTTCTGCATTGAAAGTAACGTTAACAACGCCTTCTTTTGCCGTTCCAGAACCTAATTTCAAACTACGAGATGTTCCGCCAAAATACCCTGAACGCGTCCAAACGAGACGTCCATTTTCGATAGTAAAACCACCTATGAACCCGGAGTCAGCATCTATCCTGCGAACCTTTATCAAATCAGTATTCAAATACCCGCCTACAACAATTGTAGTACCAAGTTTTGCATATTCGACTGCATCCTCAAATGCTAATTTACCCAATCCGTCTCGATCAATCTTGGAGTTAATCATTGTCTGCAGATCACTATGCAGTGCGGTGATTGTAACAGCACCTTCCAAATTAATTTTAGATGAATGAATCGTCGTTTCACCTGCTGCCTGGTTAATATAAGATATAAGCGTATTGCCGTTTTCCAGTTCTTTAGAAGCATATATCTTATTACCGTCAGCTGTAGTAATCCAACCTGCAGTATCTATCCGCTGCGTCAGGCTGTCAACTCGAGTTACTTGTGCGGAGATTTGAGTATTGAGTACTTTCAAATCGGCTGTACACTCATCGGAATAGCTTTTCAGTTTGTCGTGAATAGCTTTGTTTGCTTCTTCAACAGCTGTATTAAAACTAGCTAAAGCAGAGTTGAATAGAGTAAACTTATCATCTACATTCTTTTTTTCCTCAATAGTCGTTTGTCCATCTGCAATAGCCGTATTTATTGCAGCAATAAGATTATCAATAGCACCAAATAAGGAAACCTTGGCATTAAGTAAGGCTGTTTTTGCAGAACCTTCCAAATAGGTGTTTACATATAGTTTGCTATATGTCGCTTCAACGGCAGATTTCGTATTTTTGACTGTATTCAAATACTTCTCTATCGCTTTCGCTTCCGCCCCGTCAATGATACCGTCCGCAAATGCGCCATCCACATAATCATGTAAGCCATCGACTGAATCGGCAGCTTCTTGTGCAGCTTTAGCAGCATCTGCAGCGTCCTCTAAAGCTTGTATCGCTTGTTTCAGTGCCTCGTCGGAATATTCCTTTAGTTTATCCTGTATTGCCTTATTAGCTTCCTCAACAGCTGTATTGAAAGTCGCTAAGGCTGAATTAAACAGAGTAAACTTATTATCTACATCTCTTTTTTCCTCTACAGTGGTCTGTCCGTCAGTGATGACCGTATTAATAGCATTTATAAGGTTCTCAATACTTCCCATCAATGTAACCTTAGCATTAAGCAAACCGATCTTTGCAGGCCCTGATAAATAAACATTCGTATATAGCTTATTGTAGGTCGCTTCGATAGCTTGTTTGGTATTGTTGACAGTATTGATATACTTTTCAATAGCTTTTGCTTCGGCTTCCGTAATAATGCCATCCGCAAATGCCCCATTCACATAGTCATGTAAGCCATCAACTGCATTATTAGCTTGTTCCGCCGCCTTCGCAGCATTTTCAATTTCTTTGTGAGCTGCTTCCCATTCAGACAAATTCTCCAATCCGGAGGAACCGGCTTTAATTTGAATGTTACCGCCTATCTCACTTTTTACTAGATCGAAATATGTATCACCATCCGGAGAAAGGATTCTTTCTGTTGTTACGCGGCCCGGCAGAATTTCAGTAAATCCGTATAACTGAACAAAACTTCTACTACCTTCATACTCGCTGTTAAGCACTCCAGTGAGTAAATGATAATATCCAGCTATCTGTTCCATTTTAATAGCTGTTTCACTCAAGAGGAATGTTCCAGCTTGATTCTCCTTGCCAACTTTAGCATATAGATAATATTTCTTTTCCGGGTCAATGAGTGCCGGAGAATTGTATTCAGCCATATCCCAGTACTTATATTCGTCTGCCTTATGTGAAGAAGAAAGAGAACTAATGCCGAGTGTTAAATGCTGAAGGATTCCTGCCGGAGCGTTCAGTATTCTTGTGCTGGCATTATAAGTAATATTGTGAGATACCTGAACTGGATTCGTTTTTGAATTGACAAAACGGAATTGCAGGCTTTCATCACCTACAAGCAGTTGCATGGTTGAAACGGTTATTGGATTGACAGAGCCGGAGAAGTTCAGCAGTGCATCTTCAAGCATGGACATCGTTTCCTTTGCATCCCGGAACCGACGCTTAGTAAACTGCAGGGCGTCCTTATGCTTGATATCTACCTCTACTTTGTTCGTCTCAATCTTATTCAGATCACTTGAAACAGATGTACTGACTGGTTCGTTTGACAACTCTATTTCCGGAGAATATGGATTATTAATATAGCGTTTGATTCCGATCATGCGAATAAGAGAACCTTCCGGATGAAATTGCGTATCATAGAAATCAACATACCCTCCGAGTACTATTTTACCGCCTATCTCCAACCAGCGTTTTTTAGCCCAAATGCCGTCCAATGTCCCGGTAAATATGAATGCTTTATCTTCATGTTCATACAGGTATTTTGCTGCTTCCTTGAAAGCTTCCCAGCTCGCACCTGTTTGTGTGCTGTCATTACAGATATAAGCCTTCGGCAATTGCATTCCGAACACTGCGTATGTATCACCAACCTTCGGGCGCCAGACTTCCGGTTCCGGCATTGTTATCCCATCGATTTCTTGCGGAACAATTTCAAATCGACGTGCCTCTTTCTTGTCTTTCGCTTCATGGATATACTTTACTTCGAACTCCTTGCCTGTAAGCATGCCGGTTTGGAAAATGACAGTCATACTTTCTCCAGCTATGAGACAATCTTCGAAATTCAACTCTTCCGGGATGTCTTTATCTACAAAGTCAAAGAAGTTATTCTTCTTGTTCACTTCAATAACAGCACTGACAGTACCGACACGGGAAGGATAAATAGCTGTACAGTCCAGACTATCTTCCTTTGCTGTTGTAAGTTCTTTATCGGCACGCATGACACAAGTTCCATCCGCATCGGTCTTATAGATACGCGCCTTAGTAGAATCGAAGCCCTCTTCATTCTCAAATTTGATTCCATCAAATCGGATAGTCTTATTCTTTGGAAGTAACAGGTACTTAGATCCGTATGTAGAATAATCAATATTGCGTTCTGTAGTTTCTACCAAAATTATTTCGGGTGGTATCTCCCCGGATTCGCGACCAACACCGACCTTAAAACCGTGGCCTTTACCATACGACAGTTTCAAAGGGTTCTCCTTGTTATACTCAACTTTACGCAGATGGATAGTCTTAATTTGTTTTCCTTCAACCGTTTCTTCAATGATCTGCCATTCTGTTTCATATAGTTCTGCAAGTTGATTGAAAGCATCAAGAATATAGGTGTGATTGTAGTTGATTACTTTTTCCGTTCCTTCAATGCAATCACCGACTTTCCAACCGGTACTCCGACGGTTCAGGTTTTCAACGAGTAGACGTAGGTGTTCATGTGGCTTGGCTGTATATGAGAATTTAATACTTCTGTCAACGGTATGACGTACTTTCCACAGCATAGCATCAGCCTCCCCAGTTTCCAGAATCAGAGTATATTCGAAGTTACGTTCACCGTTCTTCTTGAAATTGCTATCCCTCTTCAAAGAATAACGCTTCCCGTAGAAGTCACACCAGGAGCCAACCGGAATTTCAATATATCCCGGATGCGAAAAATACAAAGTGAGTGTATATTCTCCCATGATAGCTTCATAAGAGTAGCTTTCATCCTTTACTTCAATGTCTATTTCCTTATCACCATTATGCAAAGTTATCATATCACCAGATTTGAATTTATATTATAAAATATAAATACATAAGTGTAATGAACAGAGTGATTCATCTATTCAAAAAGATAGTATTCATTTTATCTATTGCGGGTCATTTTTTACATAAGTTCTCTCGGGACAAATGCAGCGTTGAAAGATTTTTCCAATGTTTCAACAAAAAGCTTCTCTCAAAATGGATATTATAAGCTACCGGACGGGCTGATGATCCAGTGGGGAGTCGGTGGAAAAATAGGGGATGTTAAAACTATATATCTTCCTGCTTCTTTCTATGATACAGCTTACAATGTTGTAGCATGTTCTGGTTTTGAACTCATTTCTGAAGTAGTGGTTTCTGCCGTAATGGTATATAATAAAAATAAATCAAATTTCACGGTTGTACAACGGCACGCGAGTAATGATAGAAATGGTGTTTACACAACAGGATATCCTTTTAATTGGTTTGCTATTGGACGTTGGAAATAATAAAAGATTGGGACATGAAACTGAATATAAACTGTTTTAGTAGAAAATTAGGAGCTATTTTAGTGATTATTTTCCTGCAAAGTTCTCTCGGGACTACGTATGCTTTAGCTGATCTATCGAACGCAATGAGCGTAAACCTATCCTTGAACGGTTATGCAAAATTCAATAATGGATTACTTGTACAATGGGGCAGAGTTGGAGGTTCATCTACAGTTTCGTATAGTGTGACTATGCCTACATCTTTTTATAATACTGAATATAAAATATTTGCAACTGTATATAAGCCTAGTAGTGACTCCGCCGTATATTCATCATCTCCTTTGGCAATAAATAAAACAGTTAGTAGATTTTATTTGAATAGAAATTATGCAAGTGGGGGTACTACTGGATTATCACAAGAATCATGGGACTGGTTTGCGATCGGGCGTTGGAAATAACTAAAAAACAAATATTATGAAGTATTGGAAAAATGGATTCTACGATGAACCGGTAGACGGTTCAGTAGAAATAACGGATGAGCATTACAATCAGCTATTAGATGGGCAGTCTAACGGTTTACTGATAGTTGAAAGTAAGAATGGATACCCGATTTTGGTAGAATATGAGTACGACATTGAAGAAGTGCGAAAAATGAAAATATCTGAAATACAGGTATTTGACAAATCGACAAATGTCAATTCTTTTGATTTATTGGGTAAAAGCATGTGGTTAGATAAAAGTACACGTGTTGGATTATTTAACTCAATTTCGATTGAAAAAAATGCTGGTAAATCAGATACCGTGTTGTGGTATGATGCTATAAAGTATATCATTCCAATTTTTGACGCTTTAGCTATGTTGAATGCCTTAGAATTGTATGCACTCAACTGCTACAATGTGACACAATCGCACATCTCAGCAGTCAAAGCATTGCAGACTATTGAGGAAATCGAAAACTATGATTATACGGTCGGTTATCCGGTGAAACTTAGCTTTCCCGGGTAACCAGTCTTGAAATTGTATGCTTCAATTTCTTCTTTTGTGTATAGCTGATTGATAGAGTTTATATGCCTTTGCGTCACATTATAGCACGCAAGGGCATATAACTCTATCTGTTGCAGCATATTAATGGCCTTCTCGATAGAGAGAATAAACTGCGTATCACCTAGCCAAATACTTGTTTCAGATCGTCCAGTTTCTCTTTCAATACTAATTGAGTTCATAAGTCCTACACGAGTATTCTTATTCAGCCATCCAAATACTCCGTTTATACTGAATTGATTCACTGCTTCAGATGAATCGAACAATCGTAATTCATCAAGTTTTTGCGCCCTGATTTCTTCGATAGTAGCCTCGTGCACAACTAAGATCGGATATCCTTTTTTGCTTTCAACTATGAGTAATCCAGCAGATTGTCCGGCTAATAGCTGATTGTAATGCTCATCCGTTATTTCTACTGAACCGTTTACCGGTTCGTCATAAAATCCTTGTTTCCAATACTTCATAATGATTATATTTAGTTTATTTCCAACGTCCTATTGCAATCCAATGAAATTCCGCATTCGATGTTCCGTTTCCTTCCGCTGCATAAGTACATATATAGTTAAAACTAGATTTAGTTTTAGCTAAATAATTAATAACCCAACTTGATAGATCAATTAAATTACCTTTCATAGCACTACACGCCAATGAATAATAATCATCATGGAAAGAAAGTGGTAAAGTAATAGTTCCCTGATATGAACTACCGCCAGTTTTTTTCCCCCATTGAATCATTAGCCCGTCCGGTAGCTTATAATATCCATTTTGAGAGAAGTTCTTTGTTGAAACATTTGAAAAATCTTTCAATGCAGTATTAGTTCCGAGAGAACTTAGTAAAGTTTTCTCTGCATCAGTCATAAATTTTCTTGTAGTACTTTCTTCAATCATTGATGCTGGATGAGAAGCCGGATGAGAGTAATTATTAGCTCCAGAGGCTATTCCACTAAGTTTTGTACGTTCTTCATCCGTCATAAAACGATGCGTTTCATCTTCTTTAATGTCCGATGCTGTATGATTATGAGAACTTGATGCATAATTACCCTTGGGTTGGTATGCTGAATCGTGGTTGTGATTACCGGCGGCTTTACTATTCCAAGTAGATTTTTCTGAATCTGTGACAAAACGATGTGTAGAATCGTCTGTAATATCTGTTGCTGTATGCTTATGTGATGAAGCTGCATAACTACCTTTAGGTTGATATGCGGAATCGTGGTTATGATTACCTGCAGCTTTACCATTCCAAGTGCTTTTTTCTGCATCAGTAACAAAGCGATGAGTACTATCCGGAGTAATATCCGTTGCTTCGTGTTTATGCGAACTCGCTGCATAACTTCCTACTGGCTGATAGACCCCTGTATGAGTATGATTCGATGGGGACGCACCAACCTCGGAAGCTGTATAGGATGGTTTACTTGCAGCCTTCGCCCATGCAGGAACATCACTTGCTGGCATGGAAGTAGGAAAGTCGCTAATCTCTGATACTTTGTGAGTATGCGCTTTAGGTGTACGTGCGTCACTTAGTCGACTATCATTTCCTTGGCAAACAGTTCCGGAAGTTGTGCCAAAGTTCTTATTGAAAGCTGTATTTTTTGAGAATACAGGTTCGTATATTCCTGCATGGTTATGTGTATCCAAAGCTGCTTTCAAAACCTTCCCTTGTTCGGCAGAAAGGACCTTGCCAGTACCACCACTTGTTAGGTTGTTGACAATATCGGAAACGTTGATTTTCTTCCCTAACTCTGTTGCCATGGTAGCGGCGAAGTTCGGATCATTATTAAGGGCATTAGCCAATTCAATAAGCGTGTCGAGGGCTTCCGGTGCTCCAGCTACAAGTGCATCTACTGCAGCTTTTACTTTAGCATCAACTCCAGAAACTGCGTTATTGGCGGCCTGTGCTGCCGCATTTGCGTTATCTGTGGCAGCTTTAGCAAGAGCTGTTTGCGCTACTGATGCGTTTTTGGCTGTATTAGCATCATCAGTAGCTTTTTTCGCTAAAGCTGTTTGGGCTTCCGATGCAACTTTGGCAGCGTTAGCCTCTTCTGTTGCTTGTTGGGTTTCTTCTTTGGCAGCATTAATACTTATAATTGCTGCGTTAGCGTCATTAGTAGCTTTCTTTGCAAGAGCAGTCTGTTCAACTGATGCGTTTTTGGCAGCATTTGCATCATTCGTAGCTTTTTTTACAAGTTCTAGTTGTGCGGTAGCATCACCTGTAGCAGATGTCATTTCTTGTATAATACCGCTATACTCTGACTTACGTTGGGATTCGGCTTCTACACGTTCTGTTTCAGCAGAGACACGCCTAGTCTCATTTGAGGAACGAGTATCTTCTGCAGCTTTGCGGGTATCTTCATTTTGCTTTCTTTTATTTTCTTCGGATACTCGGGCTGTCTCCGCTGATTTACGTTCTGTTTCAGCGGACTTTCTTTTGTTTTCTTCTGATACTCGGGCTGTCTCCGCTGATTTACGGTCTGTTTCAGCAGATACGCGTTCAGATTCGACAGTAACGCGATTATCTTCGGCTGTCACACGTGCAGTTTCATTCGTTTCTCTCGTGGATTCGGCTTCTTTTCGTTCATCTTCGGCTGTTACGCGATCTGTTTCAGCTGTAGAACGTGTTGTTTCAGCCGCTTTTCGTTTGTCTTCTTCCTTCACACGTTCCGATTCTGCAGAAGAACGTCCTGTTTCAGCGGTCTTACGTGCATCTTCATTATTTTTACGTGCTTGTTCATCTGACACTCGTTTATTTTCTGTTTCAACGCGGCTAAGTTCTGCAGATACACGTTGCCCTTCAGCGGTCGCACGAGCTGCTTCCTCTGCTTTACGGGTATTCTCATTTATGATACGTACTGATTCTGCAGCTGACCGGGCTTGTTCTTCATTTGAACGATTTCTTTCAGCATCGATACGAGTAGCTTCATTGCGTTGTCGAGTATCTTCATTCGCTTCTATTTGGGTTCGGGAATCATCAGCCGCCTTTGCTGCGTCATTGGCCTTCTTTGTTGCTGCAACTACGTCATCATAGGCTTTCTTTATGAATTCAAGACTAACTTTTACACTTGTTTGTACGCCATTCACCATTTTAACGCCAATAGTGTACAATCCTACCATGCTATCAGCAAGCGTTAATTCGCTGATTTTTTTCTTTTTAATTGGCATAATTTTTTAAGTCAATATAAAATATTCCATCTTCTGTTATGATAAATTCTCCTGCTTCGGATGCAAGCAGGAAATCTGTTTCTCCAATCCGGAAACTAGTAAATACAAGTTTCAAGGTAAATTCCCACCATACCCCATTATTAAGAAGAAAATTGTTTGTCTGGCAACTCTTATAATAGCAAGGATAGCTTTCACTCCACTCATCACAATAAAATATACGTTCAGCATCAGAATACTCATATCCTTCATCATCGACCTTAGCAGACAGTTTTGTGAGATCATAGAGTAGGGCATTGCGATTACGCCAGAACGCTTCAATCGTCCCGGTCCGCATCAGGCATTTGAGAGATACTTCTTTGGTTTGGAATTTCACAACTTCACCGTCATAGATTGCTCCATCTTGACGTTTGAAATTCTGCAATAGGTTCTTTTTTACTGCCGGAGTTTTCAATATCTCGGCATTACTACCTGGAAGAACTATTACGCCATAATCGGACAAATCTTTATTGTCTATTTCATAACCCTTTGGCATAGCGATAGAATTAACAGGGTCCTGATATTCATAATTTGCTTCATGAGGAAAATCGTTTGCAAAAACTATCTTCGCTATTTCAAGTCTAGGATAAATTGTATAGCTATTCTGTGATAACAAACGTAAACGATATGTTTTACCAAGAATCGGAAAACGGAAATTATGGTATCCCATATCGGAAAGGAGCGCTATTAATCCACCAAATCCCAAGTCATCTCTAAAGCCAAATTCTATACTAATTTCGCTTGTGTCGAGGGCAACCACAGAAAGATCAAATTCTTGTCCGTCTTCCTCCGGCCAGTCGTTTTTCTCCGGATCTTTCAAAGTAGGGAAGGCAACAAGATTATTGTAGCTCCCCTTTATAATTGAAATACCGTGTTTGGTATACATATCTAATTCATCTATTAGTAATTGTCCTTTCATCGCTTCAGTATTATGCCTTTTGTGTTTAATGTATCAATACCCAGCTTTATAGACTCTATGGCTTTTTCAATCGCTTCAAGCCGTGCTGTATGGCTGCTTATATCAGATAGATAAGTGATAACAATATCATTGTATTTCATTATTTCTCCCATATATTTATCCAAATTTGAAAGATATGCGAGTTTTTCCGCTATTTTATCCGAATTAGACTGGAGATGCTTTACACCTTCATTAATTGAATATGTATGAGAGATCATAACAGCAAAACTACCGTCTAGCTTATCTGCAGAGTCTTGCGACATAGAAGCAAATCCTTTCTTTGATGCCTCACGTTCTTCATCATCATCTTTGCCAAAACCATATATTTCTGATAATGCATCTCGTTTAGCTTTCATTTCATTGGCAATCTGTTGGCCTTCGGCTTTCAATGCATTATATTCATCCTCGGTCATACCATCATCCATTGCATTATATAGCTTTTCCCTCCATTCAATCAACCGGTCCATATAATCCTCCTTAAGCATGGAATTAAGAATGGCATTTCTCATATATTCTTCGAAGTTGTCTGCAAAATCACCACTATCGGCGTCCATATCAGTAAGCAAGTCTTGGAAGTCAGAGCGGAGAGAACTGTAATCAATAAGAGTCGTATCAGCAATTTGTTGTTCTAATACTTCCGCAACCTTTGCGACACCATTTGCTATTTGATCGGCAAATTTTTGTGTATCGGAATCTAGTTGTGACCAAAATATGCCTGCATTCTCCTGAAGCTTTGCAAGTTGATCATCTGTCAAATCAAATAGACCGGTCATACGTCCGCCCATTTTCTTTTTGAAATCATCAATAGACATTCCTAGTGTGTCCGCTGCTTGTTTCCAACCTTCCCAGGACATATCTTCAACTTCACTATATCCCTTCGAGTGTGATTTTCCAGATGCACCAGAATTTAGATACTGTTGTCCTAAAACCCTAGCATTTTCACTTTGCAATTTTACCATTTTAAGCGCTTTTTCATAGGCTGCATTGGCATTATCTCCTGTAAGAGTTTCAGCTAATTCCAGTTGCTTTTCGATTACTCTATCAAGAATACTGATATAAGACTCATACGTTTCTTTCGCTTTCTCGTATTTCTCCGTTGTATCGTCTTTGCCGAACAAATCAAAGATTTTCATTGCTACCTGCATTGCTGCGCCAATAATCGCAAGAATAACAGACGCTTTTTCAACTGTACTAATAGCGTTCGCTGATGTATTTGCTGCTGATTCAACGCCAGACATAGCAGTCATTGTAAATGCTCCGATATTACCAATCAAAGAGATAATTTCTCCAGCAGGTCCACCGATCGTTTTTCCAAGTTCATCTATTGTGTCCGCTAGTTCTGATATCTGTGCTCTGACTTCTTTCTCTGCCTTTTTAACTTGGTTGTCTTTCTTGACAACCTTATCTTTTGCTGCGTTGTAGTTTTCAGTTTTCTTTTTAACTTGCTCCAAGGCCTGCGCTTCGGATAAATAGGCTTTAGTCGATTCTATTTTACCTGTTTCCGGATTGTATTTAGAGGATTTGATCCCATTCTCAAATTTAGCACCTCCTTTCACAGCCTCGGCTTTTATCCGAGCATTTTCTAACTCGATTTGCGCATTGGCTAGCTCTTCTTCAGCTTCCGCTAGTTCTTTCTTCTTATCAGATAATGACTGAAACGGATTACGGGAATCCAATTCGTCCATGATGGATTGAATTGTACTCGTATATTCGCGAAGTTGATCAGGAGATAGAACTTGTGCCGCTGTACTCTTTGCATTCTCTAATTGCGTTAAAAGGGAATTAAGAGTTTCGGAAGAAGTTTCTTTCAAGTTTTCGAAGGCGCGAACATATTCTGGGGATTCTTTCAACTTATCGTAGTCCAGTTTCATTAACTCCATTCCCTTATTTTTCGTTGCTTGAGCAATGGAACGGTCTATCTGTTCTACCTGATTTGTATCTCCATTCTTCGTAGCTTGTTTACGCTGTTCCTGTAACGTTGCAATATCCTCATTAAATTTTCGTTCAATCGCAAGACGCTGGTCTGTATAATCCTGATACTGATTCAACAGGTCAGATAAATCATCTCCGCGATCAAACTTTGTATTGGTAGCGATTGTAGCTTCTTTTGCTATATTATCGAATGAAGCAAACAGTTTTTTCGTAGATTCTGAATTGATGAAAACATCTGCATTAAAAACCTTCTTTTTATTTTGAGGATTGATTTCAAAAGCAGCTCGTGCATCTTCTATTACTTTCCGTTTCTTATCCTCGGTTTCGCGCTTAATAGCCTGTAATTCTAGCCGATGATTGAGTGCTCTTTGCCTTAGAACCTTTTCACTGCTTTCTTTAAGTTTATTGATTTCAATCTGTTCAAGTTCATTTGCTGAATCTTCTTTCATTCGTTCCTGGTCAAACTTCTGTTTCTCTAACAGGAGTTTATATTTTTCTTGTTCTTCACGTAATTTTTGTGCCTTATCATCTTGCTTGGAAAATGAATCATAAACTTTTAACTCTTTCTCTGCTTCTTTTAGCTTTTTGATGTTTTCTTTGTAGGCAGTAACGACAGTAGCATCAATCCCTTTGAAATTTCCAGCATCCATCAATTTCTTTTGAGCCGAAGCTATTGAATCTAGTGCTTTCGTTGCATCATCTTTTTGCTTGGTCCAAAAGGCTTTATTTTGAGTAGCGGCTTCTTTTTGGGATTGTACATGAGCCTTAATAGATATAGAATGTACCTTTACTGCTCTGTCAACCTCACCTTGTAACAAATCCACTTCTTTAGCAACAGCTTCTCTATCTTCTTTTAATGCACCAGTATACCCATTTCTGTTATTTGTTAGGATGATTTGGTTGTCTATTTTTTGTAAGCGTTGTTTTGCCATAACTAAATTAGTCTTAGCTATAACAACATTTCTTCTTGCTTCTGCTTCTGCTATTTTATTGGTTAATTCTAAGTCATCCATATCTTTCAACTTCTTCAAGTCCATATCTTTAAAAACGGACTTCATTAAACGTTGCAGTTGAAGCAGAGCCTTATATCTTTCTGTAGTGGCAGCCGCATCGCTTCGTGCTATAGAGACAAGACCTTGAATCTTATTCTTATAATCTTCTGCTCTTTGTTGGCTTTCTTTTACTGTTTTATTGAATCGGTATTGTGCTTTCTCTGCAGCAGTTGCACGGGTAGCATACTTATAAATTGCATATCCGAGAGTTGCAGCAGCTGCAGCTGCTAAAATATAGGGATTTGCCAACATGGCTGCAGTATTCTTTAATAGGGAAGCCGTATGCATTTTAATTGTTGTAATCATTGCTTTCCTTGTAGCCATCTGTTTTACTTGGGCAGCAGTAAGGACATTTTCAGATACAGTTCCGGCTTCAACAGCTTTCTGGTACAATGTCATTTCATATTTTTCCATTTCAAGCAATGAAATATGTATTTTCTTAACAGCATTTATAGCTATAATAGAACCTTTATAGCCAATAAAAGCACTAGTAAGTGTCACTATCAATGTTCCCAATATTCTTAATGATTCTTGTGCATCTCCATTTTCGAAGGCTTTGTTAAAAGAAGTAGCAATAGAAGATACTTCTTTTAAAATCTCTTTTCCAAGGGGACGAAGGGTAGCTGTTATATTATTGCCAAGTAGTTTCATTTGATTTTCGGCAGATGAAGCCATTTCTTTAAAGGCTGCTTCTGCTGCACCGGCAGAATTATTAACTTCGTCTAGATCGGAAGCTGCTTCCTTGGCCTTTTCACCAGTAAGCATTAAAGCGGCTTGGAGTGCTTCATCGGTACCCAACAATTCTTTCATTTTGGTTGATGAACCACCTGCTTTGTCATAAATAAGTTGTAATGCTTCTTGGAAAGTACGTCCTTTGAATGCAGCGTCTCCCAACTGGTTGGCTGTACCTAAGATAGCAGCACGTATTTTCGTCATTGCTTCCGAAGTGGGAACACCTTGTTTGGTGATTGATGCTACTGCGCCCAGGACTTCTTTTATATCAATGCCAAATGATGCAGCAATAGGTGCTGCTTGGGCTATACTTTTGCCTAGTTGACCAAAATCAGTCTTACCTAATCGAACGGTGGTAAATAACTGGTCCGAAACTTCCTGGGCTTTAGAAGCATCCAATTTATAAGCATTTAGAACTGTAGTAATAGCATCAGCTGCAGTAGCAGTATCGGTTACTCCACCAACAGCAGCTTTTGCGGATGCTTCCAACACTTTCATTCCGTTGGCTCCATCATGTCCGGCAGATACGATCTGATAGAGAGCTTTGGCTGCTTCGTTTGCTTCAACGGGAATAGTACGAGTTATCTCCATAACTTGATTCATGTAATCCGTTAAGCTGCCTTTAATTCCATTTGAAAGAGTAGCAACTTCTTTCATGCTTTGTTGAAATTGTTTTTCAAAGTCGTATGCACCTTTGGCAGCTCTGGCAAATGCGATACCTGCACTAATGCCGATCCCACCGAATACATCGAAAGCGGTAATTTCACTGGCCATTGCCTTAATGATTCCCATCGCTTCCTGACGCCCGGAATATAGTCCTGAATTATCTATGCCTGTTGCGAAATACAACGCTCCATCTTTGTTCTGAATACCCATATAGCATTTATTCTTAAAATAAACACATAGCGGATTTGCAAATTTGAGTAAAGCGTAGCGAATTAGCTGAAATAGCGTTCGTTACGCTATATTTTTCTC